ACCAGTACCTAGCTTAGTAACTGTCCAGCTACCGCCTAATGTAGTAGCAAACATATTTAAAGTTGTACCACTATTTATTATTTCTCCAGTAACAATATATTGAGTATCAATTAAGTATGCATTATCTGCATTACCAGTCAAATCTCCTGTTACATTACCTGATAGTTCTGTAGATAAAATCCCTGTACTAGCATTATAAGTAAGATTAGATGTATCTGTTTTTAATGCCTGATTACCAGTAGCATCGGTAGCGAAGATTGGGAAACAAGTTGTATCAGAACTTTCATCCGCTAGTGACGGAGTTGAACTTACACCCACAATCCAAGTAGTTGTTCCAAGATCATATACTTTTAAATAATTATCTGTAGTGTTAAAATATATGGCACCATCTATCAATGCATTACCATCATTATCAGTTGCAGGATCAGAAGCTTTAGCTCCTAAATAAGTATCATCTAGACTTTCTATAGCAGCTTCAACATTATCAAAACCTGCCTCAACAGCTGTAGAAAGATCATTCACATCATCAGCATCTGAAGTAACACCATTAATAACTGTAGCAGGCGCAGTAAAATAAGAACTCATGTTATTTCCTCAATTAAACTTTTGTTGACCCTAAGGTATACTGAACAACCATATTATGAAGACTATGAGGATTTTTATATTTACTAGAAGATACAAGTAATAATCTCATATTTGATCCATATCCAGCAATCTTATCCTTGATACGATCAACATTACCACCGCCCCAAGTAAATGTTCCCCATACTCCTACACCCCATACTCCACCAGAAGAAGATATGGAGTCTGTTTCTGTTACAGAAGTTGGCATGTAGGATTCATTATAATCAAAATCAGCACGATATGTAAGATCAGTATAGGAATCTCCAGTTACTTCAAACATGACTTCTTTAAAATGTTTCCATCTAGTAGGAGATCCATAATGATAAAATGATGTGGCTAATCTGGTATCTATAGTTTCTCCATCAAAGGAAGTTCCAGTAAACATCTTGAATACATAACCATCATCTGATCCCACATATATCTCATCTTCTCTATTTGTATTTTTACCTTCAGCTACATTGTATATCCGATGAGAAAGTTTTATTTTAGTTGCTCCCTTTAATCTCTTTCCTTTAAAAGAGAACACCAATCCTTCAGCATATTGAGGACCATTAAAGATAAGAATATATTGATTAGCTGAACGATTTGTTATCGCTAGTGAAATATTCTTTTTATTATTTTGATATGTTCGTTCAACTTTCTTAGCAAGACTGTTAGCAAGAAAGTCACCGAACTCTTGTGCAGCTTCTAAAGTGGTAACACCACGATCATCTGCAAAATATACTGTACCCAACATTCTCTTTACTGTTCCAGTAATTGCACCAGAATGAGGGGAAAATGTTTCTCTTGCAAAAGCAAAGACTCCATCAGCAGTATCAGTAAGGTCAGTTAGAAAATCAATCCGATCTTTCATTGTAATTAAGAAAGCACCACCGGGAGTAACAGTAAATCCAGTTACATCATCTCCTATATAAAGCTCTCCAGCACCACTACCAGCTGCAAAGTCAGTAGGATCTCCTACGGCTGAAAAGAATATATGGCCTTTAGTATAGGCTATGAATAACCTATTATTCCATGTTCCAATAAATTCAGGATAAACACCAGCAGGGAGACTGGCCTCTTCTATATCAGCTCCAGATCCTGTAGCTCCTACGGTGGTAATAGTAGAGCCGTTATAGATATGGATCTCACTTACTCCATCCACCCATATCATAACAGGGTCATTGGTATTGTATAATGAAAACCTATCCGATATTGCTCTGATAGTACCTCCAGCTGATCCAGTACCAGAAGTTATTTTTGACCAACCACTGGAGGTAGCTTTATACATTTCAATAGTAGTAGCACCAGCATTATCTCTCCAACCATAAACTTCATTCTCATATATATGGACTCCCCGAGTTATTCCGCTACCGGGGATAGGGAGTATAGCAGTACGAGCTGCTTCTCTTGCTGTATCATCTGTAACTTCCCCTGTATCTGGATCAACAGTGACGCTTACATTAGTTGGAGAAGTTTGACCATCATACCTTTCATATCCCTCAAAGGAAGTATATCCATTTACGCTACCATCTTTCTCAACATAGTTCTGAACATCAGTTAATTCTCCACCACTAAGCTCTAGGTTGGATAGTTGTTCATTCAATCCACCAGTTAAGATTATAGCTTTGGCATTTAGTCTATCATTTCTATTTAATCTAGGTGCATTTAACATTATGCAAATGGCCTTAGTTTTATAGATTTAGCAGGACACTGAGATCTGAGAAGATTACTATAAAGCTGATTAGCACGAACAGCGGCCATCGAATACATGTCTGTGTTACCAAAATGCTGTGCAAGATCAGACAATGCTTGCCATACGATCAGGTCGTGATGTTCAGTAGGACAGATGGGTACATCGGTATTACCACTAAGTTCTTGTGGTTTACGGAAGTAATGGAGAGTATAAGTATATACATCATCCGGGTTATCAAATGAAAGATAACCAGTAGACGATGATGGATGAACAGTGAAGTGCTTAGGCTCTCTTGCAGTCGTATGATCTTCGATAATCCAACGATCATAAGGAACATACTCCAGAGTACTAAGATCTGAATCTTTAATGAATCTGTCTACAACCCAATTCTCTACAGGATCTACACTGGTTGAGAATACATCGTTTACAGTATAGTTCATCTGACTAGCAACCGTACTAAACGATTGAGTCTTTCTATAGAAGTTCCAATCTTTCCTAGTGGATTGAATGTTATTCCAAGCATTCTTCACGTACTCCACTATCATTAATTGAAACCCATTGGTTGTGGTCACAGAGGTAAACGCCCCCTGTGACCCAAGCAATGTATCGACTTTCTGACAAATCGAAAGGAATGTTGCCATTATTCTTTCTCTTGTTTAGCTTCTTCGTATAGTTTCTTAAGACCCGGAATACCATGCTGAGGTTTATACTCTACCCCTAGAATGTCAAGAGCAGAACGATATTCCTCAAGAGTAGTAGGCTCAGTTACACCGAGAACTGTATTAAATTCACCAGAGATATCTGGCTCCTCTACCTTCTCTTCTTCCTTTACAACTACTTTTTTAGGAACAGATGGTTTGCCAATTACTTCCCATACATGGGGGTACTGGTCAAGGAACATCATACCCAATACCATCTCAACACCATCTTTGCGCCTACGAGCCAAAACAAACGTATCATTCTTATCAGCCATTATAACCTCGATAAAACCGGGGGACCAATTAAGATCCCCCGGCTATTCAAATTACGCAGCTACTTTGGACCCATACAGTACGCCAAGTGCAACGTCCTGTACTACCTTACGTCCGTATACCTGCAACCCACGGAAATACTCACCAAAGCTATCGGGAATCCGAAGGCTCTCAGTCTTGGTCAACTGAGAAGCAAAGGTGAGAGCTTCTTTAGTACCAAACGGCATATAGAACGGAGTAGCAGAACCATCAGTAACGCTGTAGAGGTTGTTGCTCTTATAAATCATAAACCGATCTATGCTACCGATCAAACCAGTACGGATAACACCTTTGGAATCGCCAGTGAAATCAGCACGTTTCAGATCACCCTTCTTCAGCAAGGAACATACCCATGCAGGAAGAACGATCCATCTACCCTCATCGGGAATGTTCTGCTCATCAAGGATCTGATTAGCATCAACAATCTTGTCGATGATGTTGTTTACGGTCAGTACAACAGGAGCACCGGAAGCACCCATATTTACGTCACCAGAGATAGCACCAGCGGTAGCACCGATGTTACTAGCATTGGCAGCCGTAGCGATATAGGTCAGGACTTCAGCATCAATAGCGATCTTCAGTCGTTCACCAGCGTCCTTAGTAAAAGTATTCATAAGATTGATATCCGTTTCCAGTTTATCAATATCATCAATACGGAAAGACCAACTCTTTGCCTTGTCGATATCCAACTCAGTGTTGGCTTTCTCAGGCACTTCATAGGTCAGAGTTCCACCAACGGTGTAGTCGTTGATGGTGATTACGGGAGTGGTACGGATAATTACTTTATCTCCCTGATTACGAATCTCGCCTTCATAGTCAGTATTAGAGATCATACTGAATACGGTAGACAAGTAGAAATTCCTTAGAACCTTCTTCGTCCAGACCTGAGGGACAAACTTAGAAGTTCCAGAGGAGTAGTAATTGTTGTAACCACCAGCTCTTGATACGGCCATTTTATTTCTCCTTTACACTATGGATGATCATCAAGAGCTGTATATCCCTTATGCAACAACCCTGCCCTCGGCATAGGCTTTGTCATAAATACGCTCAAGCTTTTCACCCAATTCTCTTAGTTTTTCTGTTTTATTATAT